CCGGTAGGTAGAGGATACGCAGGGAACACTGGTGATGATGGGGGATGGGATGACTCGTGGGGTCAATTTTAGGAGGCTATGATGGCTTTACAAACAGCTCAAGATGTAATGGTACGATGTGACACCCTTGCTAAATACTGGGCACCACGGAATGCAAAGATGAAAGAGTGGTATCGGCTCATTGAAATGGTCGATGAACTGAAGACTGAGAAGATGGAATCCTTTGTGGGTAATGACCCCCGGTCGATGTTCAACCTGGTCCTGCATCTTCTGGACTCTGATATGCCTCATCGTATCAAGAACACAGACCTGATGGAACAGTCACAAGCAGATGCAGCTTCTAAGGTCAGCGACATGCTTAAGATAGCATGGGAGGAGAATGAGACCCGGTTCCGCAAGACAGGTCCTCATCAGTCGATGAAGCGCTACACCATCGCTCTGATGCTGGCTACCGGGTGGTACTCTGTATTTGCCATTACCTCTGATGATGGTACTCGGTGTTGGGCAGACCCGTGGAATCCAGCTGAGGTATATCCTGCTTGGGATGACATGGGGCAAAGCGAGGTAGCTCATATATTTGAGCTAGATGTGGAACGGGCAAAGGGTCTTTGTCTCCGTAACGGCTGGTCCTTTGAAGTATCAGCCGGCTCTCGTAACTTCACCATCTATGACTACTGGTGGATGGATTATAACACCTCCTGGCAGCCCATCTGTTGGAATGCTGTAGTGGTAGGTGGTAAGCTGGTAAAGCTCATGCCTACTCGATTCAAACATATCCCAATATATGTAGCTCCGGTAGGTGGCCTGCCTGATATGGGTCCACTAACCGACACCAACTCATACGGGGTATCTGGCTCTTATAATGCAGGTGCCCGTGTGAAGTCTGACCGGTGGAAGGCTGAAATAGGTCAAGCCATCGTAGCTACCAATGAGCACATCTACAAGTCATGGAATAAATGGTGGACTTACGGGCTGCAACTTTTACGCGATACAGCACAACCTCGGATATTCGAGCGCAGCCAGTCCGGGAAGGTAATTATAAAGCCTGAAGATATCTGGAAGCGCGGCGCTATTTTCAAGGGTGGCCCTAATGATTCGTTGGAATTCTTATCTCCTCCTCCGATACCATTAGAGCTACGCTCCAGCCAGCTTGACCTTGAAGCCATGATGCAGCGTGGAGGGGTCTCCTGGGCTATGTACGGCAGCGTGCAGGGTCAGATGTCCGCTTATGTGATGTCACAGATAGCTGCATCTGCTAATCAGATAATGAAACCATTCCACCAGGCTAACATTAATCTGCATTCTGATATTGATAATGACTGGGTTGAGGATGCTAAGGAGCGTAGCTTACAACTCTATGGTATAGCAATACCCACAAACTTGCCCCCGCATGTCCGGGTATCTGCTGAATACGAGATTGAGATACCAGGAGACCTGGTGCAGAGAGCCACTGTAGCCAGGATGCTGAATCCTAACTTCCGTCTGAGCTACAGCTACGTTGTTCAAAAGCTCTTTCCCGAGATACGCAACCCGCTGCGAGAGAAGGCCCTACAGCGAGCAGATGACGCTGAGGGCAATCCTATCAATGCGGCAATCGCTTACATCCAGTTCTGTAGGAGACAGGCCAGATATCTGACTAAGCTCGGTGATACTGAGTCGGCTGAACTCTATGAATTAGCCGCACAAACATCTATGGCTCTTCTGAAACCTCCACAGCAGGCCGCTCCTCAACAGCCTGCTGCTCCGGGAGTGCGTCCTGAAGTAAGACCGCCGCCAGCTGAAACTGTAGAGACTCCAGTATAGGTATAGGTATAGGTATAGATATAGAGGTGTATGATGCCAGAAGACATAATAGTTAAGACACTCGCCAATCTGATGGCCGGCCATGGGCCACTGGGAAAGTCCCCGCCTATTACACCACCTGTTGAGCCTCCTAAAGAAGAGGAAATATTTCCCGGTTTCCAGCTCCATGTGAGTGAGATAGGTAAGCAGAAGGTTGCTGCCTCTACTCGCTTAGAAGCTGCTGAGAAGGGCTTAGCTAGAATACAGGCAGCAGGTGTACCGCATCCTCTTAGTAATGTATGGGGCTTCAAGCCACCGGAGGGTTATATTTCTTCGGCTGGTAGTGGTCTTTTTAAAGAGTCTGCGTGGCAGGAAGAGCTGCTGAAGTGGCAGACTGAAGTGAATGAAGCACTCAATCAATACCAGGGGGCTGCATGGAGAGAGTCTGTGCTCTATGGCCTACCTCTATTATATGGAGACCCTGATACTCCTGTCAGGTCAGCACAGGATGTTATGAATGCCTACCCATTAGCAACAGCTTCAGCAGGGGATGAGCAGTGGGTTGAGAGTCTTGTAAAGGCAATGAGCGCACAGATGGTTCAACCTACAGAGCAAGCTATCGAAGCTGGTATGACTCGGGAGCAGTTCCTTGATGACCTGTTAGATGAACCTGACCTTGATATGAGGGCTGTTCACAATCTGACTGTAGATGAACTTACCCGGTCTTTCCGTACTGGTCCCTCTGAAGTAGTATCCGGTATGGATTGGGATGATATATCTGATATCCTCAAGGATGACCCGGAGTATCTGGAGTACCTGCAGGATATCCGGGCGCAGTCAGAAGAGTTCCAGAATCAGTGGAAAGAGCAGGCTGCTGCTGTTGAACTGATTCGTGCTGGTGCTGCTCAAGCTGAGATACCCTCACTGGCCATGGGTGAACGCTTCAAGATGATGATTACTCAGCCTGCTCTAGCTATCTATGAAACAATGGTAGCCTACTCTACTAAGTTTGCCCAACCATGGGCTGCGTGGAATATAATCAACAATCCTCTTCTTAAAAAAACATCCGCTGCGGTAGAGCTAGATAAGCTGCACAAGCAGTATACAGAACTAGGCGTTGGGTCTTGGGAAGCCCATAGTCGAGCGTTTGAGGAATGGGATACCAATATCTTTCTTAAGATATTTATTGAGATTGCACTTGACCCTACTACTTATATCGGATGGGGGCTAGCAACAAAGGTAACAAAGGGTATTCCTTATGTAGGCAGATTTGTAGGAGCCTTTGAGCGAGGCTGGAACAGCGCCTTTAACCTGCCCTTTCTGGGAATAACGAAATTGATATCTAAAATCCCCAAGACTCCATTCCAACGGTCCGTCGTCTATGCAAGGACTGCTCTTAAAGATACCAAGGCATATCTGCAGCGATTCCAAGGACACGATTGGGTAGGCCTGACCAATGAGCAGTTAGTTAATGCAATGAGATTCTCACTCAAAGCTATCCGGGAAACACCACAAGGCTCTGATTGGCCTCACCGAGTTGGTAGGTATCTTACCGAACACGACTTGATTCCAGCAGATACTATCCAGTCTTGGTATGCACAGGTCGGTCACACTGTTGATGTAACCAAAGAGATGGTATTGGATGTTAATGAGTTCTTTGAATACGCCTTCAGAGGTGTCAATACCCCCACTGAGATGGCTGAAACCATTCTCAAGAGAGCTGGCATCGACCCGAATGCGAAAGATATAAAACGGATGGCGGGCACTCTCAATTCTCAGGTAGATGAGATATTCAAGACAGCTGATAGCCTTATCATATCAGGAGCTACTCCGAAGGCTAAGCTGCAGAACTTTATGAAGTTTGTTGAGGACATGCACTTAATTCGGCTTAACAATCCTCTGAACAGGACCTTGGAGCAGTCAGGAAAGATAACAGCCTGGGCTGCAAGAGCTACAGACAAGTTTGTGCGTAACTCTGCCATGACCAAGATAGACCGCTACTTTACTTCTCCGCTAGCTAATCAATATCTGCTCTTTACTAACTACGGTCCTTACAACTTCTTAGAGAATATGGTGCGGTCATTCAACGGCTCCGGTCAGCTGATGTATCCGCGTACCTCTTCTCCAGTAGATGAAGCTGTCCGCTACTTCGGTGGTCTGATAGAGACTCCCTTTGAGTTCACCGGAATGGGAGGTTCTTCCCGGCTTGAGATGGCTATTATCGACCCGGTAACCGGCAAGCTGAATCCATTTGAGGGTGGTAAGATACCTTATCTAACCCGTGCCGGTAAGTGGGGACCTACCATTACACTAGGTACTAAGGAATATCCCCTGCGCTCCGCAATGGATTGGAACCGGATGTTCGGTGATATTGGTGAGTCTCAGAGAGCCTGGTATATGGTCACCCGGTATAAGCAGGAATTAGGGCTACTTGCACCAGAACAGGTAGAGCAGATAGGTAATATCTTTGCCAAACATCAAGCTACTTTAGAGAAGGTAGGCTTCTTTGATAACCAGGCTAGGAAGGATATTATCCGGGTACTTGAGCAGGATGCAACAGTAGGTCCTAACTCAGTTCGAGCGCACGCTATTCCAATTACAGAACTGGAGGGGCGTAAAGCATTGCTGGAAGTAAATAAGTCACTTGATAGATGTTCTGATATCTACTCTATTCACAAGAACACTATTCGCAATGAGATACTGAATGGTCGCATGTGGAAGGATATTGATGGCACCTTGGATAAAATAGCCAACAGTATCCGTGAGATGGATGTCATGGGTCTGCAGGTTGAGATAGAAGCAATAAACACCCTGACAAAAGAGATGGCTTCATTTGTGCCTAAGACAGGTGATGATGTCTTACGTACTATGGGCTTTATCTCCGATATCTCAGAAGCTACTGCAGAACGTATCTCTGAAGTACGTAGCATTACACGGGCAAGAGCTTCAGGACTCTATGCACAGGAGCGGGAGAAATTCCACAATGTCTCTGCTGAGTTACTTGGTAACTTCCTCGATACATCTAAGGTGCGTGTTGATGATATCATGTCTAACTTCCGTAGAACTGTATCTAAGTCAGGGCTACTTGATGAGTCTCAGAGCGAGGTTATGGAGCAACTGGCTAAGGTTATCGAGGAGCGCCACGCAAATGCTCTGTCTGCCCGTGTAAAGGACAGGGAGCTAATCAATCGCATGATGACGACTACTCCTGCAGGTAAGCGAGATATGGCCTGGTGGGACCTTCTAGATAGCAGACGTACTACTGAAGTCTGGGATAACTATTGGGTAAATGAGAAGCGGCTGTTCAAATCATCTGAGAAGTCCAAGCGGAACCTGATGAATGCGATGGGTCAAGAGGTTGCGCCTCCTCCTGTGATAACTGAGATTGACCAGTTAACTCCTGCTCATGTAGCCTACCTCTTCCAGACAACCAATGATAATCTGAACAAGGCATTGACTAAGGTAGGGGCTATGACTAAGCTCAGACCAAAAGCCCACTTTGTTTCCTGGGTTAAGGAAGCAGCTGAAGAGATGGCTGCTACCGTAGGTAAGACAGCAGATAACATAGGCTTCACTGATGATGCTATTTCTGACGTGTATGAGCAGATGTTGCGAAGCCTTGGAATAGACCCCGGTATGGCTGCTACAGAGCCGCTGATACCAGCTATGGGTCAGCTGGAAGAAGTCAGAGGTGTATTGCATACCCAGTTCGTTAACAGGCGTATTCCAGAAGGCGATTATCTTAACTACAAGAAGTACATCACAGATGTTGCTGATGACCTTGGGGAACTTCCTATGTACAAGATAGCAGCAAAGGAAGTACCCATTGATAGAGATACCACTATTCGTACCGCTGTGGAACGGGGTGAGAAAACAGTCATAGACCCAATGACAGGACAGACAATTGACCTTGGTAGCTACAGCAAGAAAAGATTGATTCATTATAGCCGGACCGAGAACTTGGATACTATCTCTCCTGAGTTTCAATATACCGGAATGTCGGGGTCGGAGAAACGATTCCATACTGAATATGCTAGTCACTTCAAGAAGGGCTGGTTTGCTAAACGGTCCTATTTCTACTCTGCTGAATCGCAGGTTGAGAAGAGAATCAAAACCGGGGCAGCTGCTCGATATGAAACGGATGAGATACTCAAGACCTTTGACTCAGTTACAGCTACTCAAGCTGAGTGGGATTTATTTGATAAGAAGAAAGTACAGCTCCTCAAGAAGTTCAGAAAAGAGTTCGGAGCTAACTTTGGTAACTTGCAACAGCAGGCTGCTGAGGTAGACTTTGCTGCTCTTAAGTCTCTTGGTTATGATGCTTTCAACAATCCTGAGCGCGGTCTGGTAGCCTTCAAAGAGATACCAACAAATAGACCTGCAGGACTAGCAACTACGGATGTTCTGCCTGTTGATAAAAGTGTTGGTGCAGCTCGTTCTCCTGAATCAGATGCTTGGTGGGCTTTGAAAGAGCAGGCTATGAAGAATACCCGGTTGAAGTACGAGCTGGACTTCACTGACTACAATAATGATAACATGATAGATGCTGCTATGAAGATGGTCTTCCCCTTCTGGACCTACGAGACGCAGCGGTACATCTGGATGCCGCGAGCAATGTTGACCAGACCAGGCTTAGCTACTGGTATGGGACGCTATATGGATAATACTGACCAAGGCTATATCCCTGTTCCCGGTACCGATATTCAGTTCAATGCACTTCGAGGTACTGTGATGGCTGGCGGCATGAGACGATTGATGCTACGGGACTACCCTGAGTACTATGATGCTATGCCGGGGATGGAAATAATAGATGCAATCAGCCGGTTCGGTTTCTATCCCGGTGCCCATGTCATGTTCCCCATTGTCGCTTTCGGCGCTTTGCAAGGTAAGCCAGAGTGGGGTGAGATAGCGCCTGCTTGGTTTAAGACTGGACTGGATGCAGCCCGGGCAATATCTCCTGAAGCAGCTGGTAGGGTTATCGACCATATCTTCCCAGACAGATTCAGGGACTACCTGACTATGCTAACTCTGGGAGCTGCTGGCCACGATGCAGATGAAATCTGGAATAAGAAGAAGTCTGGTAAAGCTCTTACTGAGGAAGAAGAGAGATTGTGGTTGCAAGCTGAGTCTAAGGCTACCGGTTTAAAGGGAGTCCTATTTGAGCAATCTGGTGTCTTTCGGGTACGCCCACAGGAATATACCCAGATGCAGACTGACATGAAACAGATTATTGCTGACATGACTGGTATCCCTATCCGAGTGCAGGAAGCAATATCACGAAGGTATCCTGTTACCGGTAAGAGGCTAACCGACTACTACGACTTGAATATCCTTGAGCAGAAGATGATATATGAGCAGGAAGCATACGAGAGATTTAAGGGTATGACCACTCCGCTATACCCCAGTGGTTGGCAGGAGTTGGATGTCCGAATTTCCAACTATTATTCCTTTGTGGATAAGCTCTTCAAGGACATCAGGCATGTAGGTCTCTATGACCGGGATGGAGTGCAGACTGACCCGAGTATTATCCAGCTTAATGAACAGATGGTTAATCGGGATATCAGTCCCGAGCAGTGGAAGAATATCCGTGGTGATATTATGACCAAGGCTGCAGCCATCACACAGCGGGTCTCTGTAGAAGAGTATCCTGATGTACCTCTCTCTCTTGATGAGCGAGAAGCCTACTATATAAAGAGGAACATTATACCACCTACTCGTGGGCCTAGTCAGGAACTACTCTATATGTACTACGAGCTGCAGCCTGAGAAACGCTATGATTGGGAGTCCGGTAAGGATGAGTGGGACTTCGATACCTACTACGGTCAGGTAGATGCTCTTATTGAATCTCTGGATGAGAAAGAGAGGCAAACATTCCTTGCTCGCATCCAGTATGAATGGACCCCGATGGAGAAGCTGTACTGGACCGTCTCAAGAGAATACCTTAAGCCCTATCGCCTCATGCGTAATATGGTATCTCAGCAATACAGCGAAGATGAGCGGAGGAATATCAGGCGCTTTGAATCAGCTAGAGGCGAAGAGAGAGCACGTATCCAGGCTCTTCCCGGACCCGGTGGCCAGAAGCTAATCAGTGGTTATCAGGCTGCACTGCGAGATGCTCGGCAGAAGCTGCGGTTAGCCCAGCCTGAGCTGGATGCCTGGCTCTACTTCTGGGGAGCTACTGATACATTCTTGACAGCTGAATCTGAAGAACTCTATAATGAAAATACTGCTAAGTATCTACAAACTAATATGATTAAATAACTACTGCTAGTAATTGCTTGACAAAATAGCATTCTATCCGTACACTATAAATAGTAAACTAGGAGGAATTGAAATGACAGTATCAGACGGAGTGAACCCGAATCCGGGTACTTCTGGTGGCGAACCGCCTGTGGCACCTGTTACCACACCAACACCTCCGGTAGAAGCACCTCAGAACATTACACAGAAAGATGGCAAGATGTTCATGGGTGACCGTGAGGTTGTATTTGCTGCAGACCTTATCGCTAGTAAGAAGGGGTTGGAAGGGAAACTAACTGAGGCACAGACTACTAATGACGCTGCCTTAACAGGTGTGCGACAGGAGCTATCTAACTCTCAGGCTGAAGTGACCCAACTGACCGCAAAGCTGCAAACAGCAACTCAGGCCGGTGTGTCCGGTGCCACCAATGAAGCGGAGGTGGCGAGGTTGAAGGGAGAGCTGGAGACAGCTACTGTTGCTAAGACTACTGCGGAGACAAAGGTAACGGACCTCCGAAAGGAACACATTACCTCTGCCTACAAGGTGCCTGCGGAACAGTTAGTTAATAAAACACCAGCTGAACTGGATGCCTTAGAATTGGCATTGAAGACAGTTACAACTGCGGGTGGTCCGGGAGCTTATGCTCTAACTGGAGGTGGTGGGCAGAGTCCTGCTCCTCAAACTCCGATGGATAGAGCAAAAGCTATTCTCGATAACACTCCTATTCGTGGTGTCCGCAATGCCCCTCCAGCACAATAATGAATAGCGAGGTATATTATGGCCGACTCTGGTGGACATTGGAAGACTCTGGCTGAGGCGCAAAAGTTAACTCAGTCTTATAAAATTCCCGGTGTCTTCGAGGAAGACATCAAGCGGAATAACCCTATTGAGAGAGTTGCGGTAGCTCAGGCTGCTGGAACTGGCCTCAAAATTGAGTGGTTGAGAGAGAAAACAACCACGGAAGATGCTGTTGCTGATATTGATATCGGTGAGCAGCTGTCCTGGTCCGATGATATCGAATACGAAGAGAAGGAAATGAACCTGAAACGCTGCTACATTCAGCGTAAGCTCGACCACTTCGTACCGGGTATCTACGGAACCTACAACAACTACGAAGCCCGGCAGCTTCTGGAATGTGAGAAGGGTCTGAAGCGTAAGCTCGGTACCCGGTTCATTTACGGCGACACTACCTATGGTGGTGCGAAGCAGTTTGATGGCCTTCATGCCCTGGCTGCAGAACACGGAACACCTTATATCGCAGCCAGTGCTTATGACCAGAAGAACATTGATAACGGTGATGCCGGTCTGTCCCTGCAGTTCCTCCGCACCATGGTAGATGCCATGCTCTTCGGAGTCGATGAACTGCTTGCCCCTTACGAGATTATCCGCAGAATGGATGCAACCTACCAGGAACTGGGCTTTGCTGCTGCAGCTAACCAGAGAGTAATGGCCTTCCTGTCGATGGGCCTCAATGAACTGGGCAAGCGGGTAATATACTGGGATGCAATCCCGGTAACCAGGACCGACTATCTGGTAGCCGAAGATGATGACACTGGTACCGGTGCAAGCTCAGATGCGAGAGCACTGTATGATTCCGGTGACAAGGTCTGGTCCATCTTCGGTGTGAAGTATGGTTCCGGTGCACTTGATGGCAGCAGCCCCGGTTTAGTCTACGCTTATGGTGGTACTCAGGGTCAGGGTGACCTATATAAACTGGTGCGTTTCCCCGAGCTGGAAGACTACGATGCCGGTGGTCTCCGGTTGGTCAATTACGGCGCTGTTCTCCTCCCATCAACCCACTGCCTTGGCAGAATCTTCGATGTGCAGGATGCAGCAGTTACAATATAGGCTAGGGTGAGCCTTAATCACTCCAATAAATTAGGAAGGTGAAATAAAATGCCTGGAACACCTGGAGATGCAATATCTGGATTCAAAAGAATAAGCCACGACTTAAGAGTAAACAATGGTGGCACAATTACTATGCCTCAGTTCATACGGGGAGAAGCTGGTTGGGGCAACTTGAAGATTCCTAACATGAGCAACATCTATGGTGGTGATGGCACTACCTATGATGCCATTGACACTACCTAAAAATACCCGGCAGGTACCAAGTACGAACTTGGTGATAGAGTATTTCGCTATGTCAAGTTCGGAGATGATGACGCTTCGCCTGTGGGAGTGTGGGCTGCCGGAGAAGGTCGGGCACTCGACCATAGCTGTCTGATTAGTTCGACTGCTCTTGAGGTCTCCACAGTTATGAGGACAACTGCTGCTAATGTGGCAGAGATTCTTATTACTGAGGCAAGCGTTACTGTAGACCAGTACGCCGGAGGCTGGCTCATTGTCCAGAATGGTAGTTCCACCTGGGCTGGTTTTATCCTGGGTAACTCAGTTGCCGATGCTTCCAACTACGTCACCCTCTACATGGAGGCTGCTACTCCGATAGCCCTGACCTCATCCTTTACTACCATGCTTACCAAGTATGCGTATCATGGTGCAGTTCATCACTGCGGTGCTTCTGCTGAAATGGGTTTGCATGTTCTCGGTGTCTTTCCTGGTGCAACAAGGGCTTCCGATGCAGAAGACTACTGGGGCTGGATTCAGACCTGGGGACCTTGCTTCGGTGTAGTTGCTACTGCCCATCAGGGTGACGCTCATGCTGAGAGAATGCTGGTTGCCAAGAATGGTGCTGTGCAGGTTGAAGCAGGTACATCAAACCAGATTATTGGATACTATATGCAGGAGTATGATGCCTCGACTCTGGCCTACCCTCTGATATTCCTAACATGCGGGAGGTAGCGATGACTGAGAGAAAGTTCAAGATAGAGGGTAACAGACTGGTGGAGGTTATGAAGAAAGAGAAACCTCGCCTGCCTGAGATGCCCAAGAAGAGATAGCTTAGGAGAGAACAGTGCCGATATATGAGTACAAATGTAACGCAGGGCATAAGTTTGAGAAGATACAGTCAATTGACTCTCGCTTCGATGCCTTGTGTCCTGCGTGTAGCAAACCTGCGAAACTACAGATGTCTGCATGGAGCAGAGTAATCTTTGCTGCCTGGGATGCTGTGAAGGCTCATGACGGCACTATTCTATCTCGAAAGCAATCAACTGGGAGTGACTAATTCCTCCCTAGGGAGTATAAGATGCCTCTGGCGGTAAATAAGTTAAACAAGGACTCTACCGACAAGGATGTGCAAGATGCTATCAGTGCCACTATACAGAAGTTGATGGATGAAGGTAAGAGTCAGAAGGAAGCTGCTGGCCAAGCATACAACCAAGCCAGGCAGGCAACAGGCAAAGAGTTAAAATAATATAGTCTCGAAGCACATTTAGAGGGGTTAAAATGTCTTTAATAAGCAGATGGTATACAACTACACTGGCATTCGCTACGGATGACCAGAACACTCCTGAGGTTAATCTCCAGGATTCCTTCGAGGCAATTGAGATTGACATTCCCACACTCTCAGCAGAAGCTGAGGTCCAAATTAAAGGTGCTAATGGAACTGGTGGTACCTTTGACCTTATCGGACAGGAAGAGCCTGTCCCATCGTCCGCTGGCGGCTTTAGAACAACTGTCCCACTAGGTGGTAAGTACCAATTCATCAAAGTCTATTGCTCCGCAGCCCAGATAGCAGATAGAGTATTTGCTGTCCGGGGTATTAGCTATGCCACTGCCGGGTTGGTAGCTCTCATAGACCGCATCAAGAACATGGGAATAGATGTTAGTGACATCGAAGTCAATACCTCTGATATAGAAGAACGGTTTGAGTTGTTAGATAACAAAGTTGCTAATGCTCTCACTACTATTCCTACTTGGACATTCGGACAGCCCTCTCTCATGACGCATAATAACAGTATAGCTAACTGGGAAAGAGGAGAGCCAGTTCTCGGCACTCAGAAGAGAGGTTCTAACAGTTGGGTTGCTAGGCTATATGGCGGTGTGCAGTCTGCATGTGATGATGCTGCCTGTGTCCATATACCAGTTAATGAAGTTCCATTGATAGATATTAAATCTGCTATGTGGACTTGGTTACAGACCAATGCTGAGAAAGTTGGTATCAATATCGTCTTCTATGTGCATGACCCACTAGACAATGCCACCTATGCTGAAATAAGTATGGACAATGTTCATGCTACTCTTGAAAAGGCTAGCGGAGAAAACGCACACGAGATGAGTCTGACTACCGATTACTTCTACTTGTTTGGAACAGCTTGTACGGATGCTGTCTTAACTGAAGGTGCTGAGAATAAGTATGGGCTGGACGACTTCCAAGCAGACGCATTGTTCTCAAGATGTACGGTTTATAAGATTACACTTGACTACGGCTGGCATCAAGAAGGGCAAGTATTAGAAGATGCCTTTCTCCAGGATGTAAAGATAAATGGGCAGGTAATTCTTCTCGGGCCTCCTAATGGAAAACATAAGAAGTCAGTCCTTACCACGAAGACTCTGGTAGGTGGTGCTAACGCAGCCTTCGATGTGGTGTCAGAGAGTGTTGATAGTGGTGCTGACTGGGACTTTAGTTTCGGTGGAACCGGGAAGATTGTTAAGGCTATTCTCGATATAGCCACTACGAGTCTGACAGCTGAGTATAGCCTACATCTGTTTAGTTTTCCTCCTACCTGCAACCTCCATGATAACATAGCTAATACTTCACCTGTTGATGCGGATGTTCCATACTTCGTAGGGGCGGTAGATTTCCCTGCACTAAAGGATTATGGAGTTGCTGGACACTCATATTCAGTAGCCACTATGAGCACTCAAGGTAATTTACCTCTGCCGTTTGATTCACCTCGTCTTTATGGGGTACTGATAGCGGTAGATGCTCATACGCCAGGCAATGTGGTAGGCTCAATTCACCTCTTTGCTGATATGGAGGACTAAAGTGTATTACTACACGATTGAGATACCTCGGCATACTGATGGTAGGATAGCAACCTATTCTCCAAAGTGGTCTGGTGTAATGAGCCATTGCCCAAAGAATGTCAGGGTTAAAATCTTCAATGACAAAGAAGGCTGGCTGCTGGCGCGAGTAGATGATGATTATGTTCCGCCAGAAGCCAAGGTTGTATCGGAAGTAGCGGCTCTGGATTTGATGTCAAAGACCAAGCAGGCTGACAATGTTTTTGTCGGGGAGGTTAAGATAGCAGAGAGGTGGGCAGCACTAGAAGCTGCTAGACTACAGGAGATAGCTGATGAGGAAGCAAGGAAGCTGGCAGCACTTAAGAAGCTCTATGATGCAGCTATAGAGGGGGCATTGGATGGCTAATAGATACTTCCACATGGGGCAGGTCTTTGTAACAGCAGGGACTACCACCACTGATAAAGATGGGACGATAATCAAGGCTAATGGTGATACCGTTATTACTGTCACTGGTGGTGGTGGATATTTTACCATCACAATGGCAAATGGAACTATCGGAACTATAACCAGTGGAACAGCCGCTGTTACAGGAACTCCTGTTACTCTAGTGGCGGGGTATAATACCATTACCGTAGACGGCAACGGGACTACTACGCTAAACTTGACAATCGGAGTGGCTGCTAATTGGGATACTGAGGAGAGTTGGTCGGATGCTTCTGTTGGTGCAGTTGGAGCGAGTATCCCTATTTCTACCGATAATGATTTACAAGATGCTAACGCTTTCACCGCAGCCAATCAAGTCCTGACAGTAGATGCTGCTGCCAACTGTCTAGCCATGAACTGGATTGATGCTACGGACAGTCCTACGTTGACACGGACAGCTACTTTGTCAGTCTATGGAGACCTTACGTTTATAGCAGGGATGACATTAACTTATACCTGTATAGCTATTTTATTTAGGGGGACGGGAAATATAACTACTGCTGGTAAAACATTTGGGGATGTCAGTTTTTCAGGAACGTTAGCAACACTACTCGATGATATCAATTCGAGCGGTAAAATAACTTTTAGTGCTGGAACATTAGTAACAAATGGACATACCATGACAGAAAACGCAGTGCAAGGTTTTAACTTGTCTACTGCAACAACTAAAACCTTAACACCTGGAGCTTCGGTTATCAATGTTAAAGCATGGAATTATACAGGTTCTAACCTAACTGTAACAGCAAATACCGCAACCATAAAGGTTACAGGTATAGGCGCTCTGGAAGGTAATGATGCTGATTGGAATGGGGCTGATTTCGAGTTAAACGGCACAGCCCATACAGTAACAGGTGAATTTACTTGCACACATCTTACCCGAACCGGATTCGCTGCTGCCTGTACGGTAACATTTAACAGCAACTTTACTTGTATTGGTACACTAACACTCAACGGTAATGCCGTAGGCAATCGTCTAACAGTTGATGGTACCACCTCAATATTGACTTGTCTATCCTTTGCAGGTAATTATGTAGACTTCTCGACTCCATTAACGCTTGTCTTAACCAATGCTGGTGCTGGTGGAACCACATTTACAGGTAATGGACAGACATACCCATCTGTTAGGCAGGAAGGTGCTGGTGCGTACGTTCTGACAATATCAGGTGATAATGAGTTTGCTAAGTTCAGGAATGACTCATCTGAGGCAGTTAAGACTACTACGCTTACACCTACCTCTACTCAGGCAATCAGAAATCTGCAAGTGTTCTCTAGTGCTGCTAACGTAGCCATCTTTAACACCGGGGGAGCAGCAGCTACCATCAAAGGGCATAGAGGCTATTGTGAACTCAACCATGTGAATCTGACTAACATAGCTGCTGCTGAGAAGTACCGCTACTTTGCTGGCAATAATTCTACAGATGGAGGCGGAAATACTAACTGGGCATTTACGCATAAGGCTAGGGCAGTAGAGGTATAGCTTGAGAACAATAACTAATACGCTATTAACTGCTCAGACTGCGAAAGTTCGTAAGGCCTTCATCAAGCTGCTATTCACTAGCTACGATGGAGGAACAGAAGTTGACCTGAGCAAGGACTCTGCTACCTACGGTAACAGGATACTGCTGATTGACCACCACGAAGAACCTTATAATGACTACGCAGTAGTGATACTGAAGAATCATGGTAGGTTAATACCTGACATCCGGGGCTACTGGACAGAGATAGGCTATGGTGATGCTACTGATACAGGCAATGAGTATGCTGGAGATGGCACCAATGGAGGAGATGAGTCTACTCCGCGTCTCTGGGTTAAGTTCCAGCAAACTGTATCTGTTGCAGGTAAATTAGTAACCATCCTTGAGCTTGAAGGTATGTGGGCTAAGCTGAGAGAGACTCTCTTGAGGATGGGTGTTGCTCCATACTATGAAGCTACAGTTGCAAATGATGATTTCTCTGCAGCCAAGACTCCTTATGGTATTCTTACTCACCTTCTGGTTAATGAGATTGACCCTGCAATGTCTCTGAATGCCTTGGCAGAAGATGATAGCGTAATGGATACTCTTAAACCTGACTTTGAGGTCAATATTAACCGGCCATTCCAGTACGCTGCAGAAGTTATCTATGACTTGGTGAAGATGACTAAGAGCTACCTGAAGCCAAAGGCTAGCTTAGCATGGGAGATTAAGTATCTACAGACTAGTGATGCTGTTAGTTTGACATATTCTAGTGATACTGCTCCAAAGTTTATAAGTTATGTCCAGCGTCTAATTGTAATGGTACCTAATAGAATCTATGTCTTTGCTAATGCAGGAATAGATGGTCTCTGGAAAGATATAGTCACAGGCTTGGCCAATGATACGGATTCCCAAGCTCAGTATGGTATTGTACCTGATGTCGCTCTTGCTGCATCTATCACAGAGAAAGCGGATGCAACTGCCCGAGCAGAAGCTATTCTGGATAGACAAAGTGTAGAAGATATGGCAGGGGAGCTAATTATTCCACATGATTGCCAGCTAGAACTCTACGACAAGGTTAAAATGTACGATGCTAGGGGGACATCCTGATGGCAGCAAAGAATGTAACTGTATCTACCGTCAGCAGGCTAGTGGGAAAAGCAGCTGGTTCAACTTTCGCTAACTTGCGTGCAGGCGTTGGCGTTACAGTTCTTGACCCTACAGGAACAAACCCTGATAACCTGTGCGGAGTTGTTGATACGTACACAACTTTACCCTGGTTATTCCGTTCATTTATTACCCTGGATTTCTCTGACATAGTTGCTCTCTTCTCGGGTGCCACCTTATATGTATGGAGTTACAGTAAGGCAGCTGTTTTCGAGGCAATGATAATTGTTGAAGGTGAGCAGGGAGATACTGTTTCTTTACCCGGTGACTGGACTGATGTAAACAGTAAGACAACCAAGTTAGCAGAGGTTCTTAAAGCAGACGTGACTACAGGTGGGTGGGTTGCAGTTACTTTTACTGCTGCTGGTACGACCTACCTGCAATCGAAGGCAGGTGGTACTGTCAGATTATGCTGCATGAGTAAGGATGACTTTGATAACAACTATTATGCAGCTAGACATAGCAGTGCGTGGTTTTGGTATCTTCCACAAGAAGCGGGTAAGGAGCCATATATCCAATTAGCTAATTATCTAGCTGTTTCTAGCACAAAGCGGGTATCCGGTCTTCGTCATGTATATAGACCTGGAAGCTACAGGTTAGAGGCTACTTTTGGGGGTATCAGCACTACTTCAGAGATTGCAGAGAAACCAGCACGGGCTAAGGTACAGGTACCTGTTGAGGATAAAGGAGAGCAGAAAGCTGCTCCGCTCGTTACAGAGATAGATGTACCTGCTCCTGTTGCCCCAGAAATTATGGCCCTGATGCAGGAGATGGCTAAGACTGAGTTCCCATTGACCGTGGACAGACCGAAACCTCAGAATCTATGGCAGCAGATAACTCCATGGAAGGAAGAAGAGGGTCAAACATTCGGAGGGGAGTTTGGCAGAGTAATGACAGAAGGGCTGAGGGAAGTTGAGAAGCTCGGTACAGCTATTATAGACTTCTGGAAGGATGTATACAAGTGAAGGATAAGACTGGCCGGCCAGAGCGTTCTTCTTTAGATATACGCAACTACTTTAACTTGGAGACAGGTGCTCCTGTAGTAACTCCGGGCGCAGTAACTCATGTGTACTCTGGCAAATGGACAGTATCAGAAATCTCATCTAATACCTCTCTTACTGGTCAGATGGTGGTCCTGGTAGATGCAGCCTATTCCATCAAACTGACATTGCCGGCAGTTGTTGGCAGTATCCATAAGGTCTACGTCATAAAGAAGGTTGATGATTCACCCGGAGTTGTGTTCATAAAAGGCAACGATGCAACCGAGACCATTGATGGTGAAGAATCAATCGCACTTCGATTCCAGTATCAGTATATTGCTATTGTATGCGATGGCTCGAACTGGTATATTATAGGAGGTGAGTATGTGAAGATGGAAGAGTTACTTGAGCAGCAATTGGACCTGCTTGAGGAGATAAGAGATAATACTAAAGATACAGTAACTCATTTGTCACTGGGAAGTGACGAGGAACTGGAGGGAGAACACTAATGGAGATATTTGGATGGGGAAGGAAGAATACTGCAGATGTAACTGATAAAGGGCAAATAAAAACTTACGCAGAGGTATTTCATACTGACTACGATGCTGCCCACGATGGTGATGCCTTCACTATGGACATAGATGGAGTCAGCGTGAACGGTGCTGAGCATCTGGCTGTAATCAAGAATGGGCATAGTACCAAAGAGCTTGTTGTTACTTCGGTCAGTCTCTGGTGTGATTCATACAAAGATACCACATTCTTGGAAGCCCGGATGGGAGAGACTTTCTCGTACTTGGCCGAGGGCACTGCAGTAACACCTGCCAACATGTGCTCTGATAAACTCAGAGGCGCGCAGGGTAGCTTCTACGTCATAGCTGCGGCAGGTACAGACATGACTACCTTCGTTACTACCAATGCTATCACAGTGGGCAGGCGTATCTGGGGAACTGCATTTGAAAAGTGGGAGAAGAAAAGTGGTTGGCATGTTGCACCTGATGGGGTGTTCTCTCTCTTCAACAATGGTAACGATAATAA